GCGCCAGGTAGCGCTCCAGAAGCCGCCACGCCCGCTTTGAGTAGAACCCCTCTCTCGAATCTGATGTAGAAGAGCCCCGGAACTCGTACTGAAGCCCCGTCCCGGAGATCCGGACGGACTTCACACCGTGCTCTTGAAGGTCGTCCACCTCGTCGTAATCGCTGGATGCGGTCGCGGCGAGGATCGCCACCGCTTCGAGACAGATCGCGTCTTTGATCGCCTGGGGGATCACGTAGGCGTCGGCGTCCTCGTCGTAGTCGTAGGCCCCGAGCTGATCCACCCGAGGGAAAAGTTCCTCCTGGCCGCCCTCTACCGTCTCGTACCTCTGACCCACAAAGGCCAGGCTTTCGAGCTTTTCGACGGCCCGGTCTAAGAGGATTTGCCTATCACCGTCGCTGGCGGCGGTCCAAGCCGTAAGCTCGGACGATAGGCAGAGGGTCGCAAGGCGCGTCTTAGCGTCGGCGAGGAGGATGTAGGCCATGTGCTCCCCTAGACTGGGAACTTGAATGCCTCGATCGTTCCGTCGGTGGAGTTCGTGTTCACCAGGAGGTAGCCAGTCTGGTTGACGAACCTAGCAGACTCAAAGGGCCCTATCCAAGTCTCGGAGGTGGCGTTGGCGATAGTGACAGTCAGATTTCCCAGTGAGGATCTGAAGGCAGGAGGATCGTCTCCTGCAAGTACTGTAATAAGGGTATCATTCGCCACCCCGCCTGACTCCACCACCCGGAAAACCAGGCCGTCGACGAAGGGGATATAGTGGTTGTTCGTCGAATCTAGGGCCGTTGCGGTAGCCGTAGAGGTTGGATAGCTGTTCTCGACCCATGAGGTCGTATTGATCGCCGTCCTGCCACCCATAGCCACAGGCAGGATAAGGAGGGTGGCCAGAAGGGCGACCCCCAGAATTGCCTTAAGTCTCTTATCCATCTTCACCACCTCAAGACACCGTAGCCGTCAGGACCGCCAGGGCCGTAGGTCTTACGACCTTAGCGCCGTAGACATGCAGACCCTTGACCGCATCCGCAAAGCGCTTCTCCATCCGGTACGGCTCGACCTTGACGATCTGCTCAGCGAAGGACCAGGCCATAGGATGACCGGCGATCACCTTGTACTTGGAGCCAGCCACTACGGGGCAGTTGGGCGATTCGTAGACGTCGAATCCCAGGACCCGCCCTATCTGGCCAGATCTGAGAGTGTCGGCGCTTCCGGCGACGTTGGCTTTCGTGAACCTCTCATCCTTCAGCATCACTGCTAGGATCTCAGGACCGGCTATCACGAATCGACCGCCTGTCGGGATCTTGGCTTTGTTGAGCTTGACTCTGAGGTCTACCAGCTCGTCGAAGATGTTGTACTCTCCTACCCCAGGAGTGCCAGCGACCACAGTATGTGGCGTGGTGTTGTTGCCGATAGCGTTGGAAGCGCTGGCGTCAGTATAGAGATCGGCAATGAACGAGTCGGCAGCATCCCGGAGGTAATACGAGGCGTCAGTCATTGCGGCGGCCATGACCTTCGGCTTCTGCTGGGCCTGGTCGAGGTCGTCCACCTGGAAGTTGAAGTACTTCGCCTGGTCGATCTTAAGCTCTGCCTGGGCGTCAGTGAGGGCTTCGGGGTCGTCGATGTCGGTATCTCTGGTGTACGTCCCGACCGAGATGGGGCCGATTGCGTTGATCTTCACCGTGTCGCCGAATGCCCGGATCTCGCCCTGATAGTCCCTATTGATGATAGCCCCCTGGCCGAAGATGTGGACCTTCTGGAGGTTCGCCAAAAGCTGCTGACTCCAGACTTCAGGAATGAAGTTTGCAAGAGACATTACTTGATTTCTCCTTTCGCCATCGCTTCATGGATGGCGCTTTCGTTCTTCGAAAATTCCTCGGGTGTCATGTCTTTGATCTGCTGACGAGTGAAACTGGTCTTCGGAGGGTTGCCACTGCCCCTGCCCCCGTCTCCGACGTTGGGAGGAGGATAAGAGGTCTTCATAAGGGGCATATGAGTCTCCATGAACTTTACCGGGTCGTCGCCGGGTCGGAAGTTGACAGCCACGTATTCAGCCGCGCCTTTGCCGAGCTGAGCCTCGGAGATCTTGGAATTGATCTCTTTGATCCCAGCGTCGTACTTCTCGCGCTTTTCGGCTGCGGCCTTCATGTCGGCGAGCTCTTTGGCGACGGCTTCGGCTTTGGCGTTGGCCTTTTCCACCTCCGTTTTTCCGGCGGATTCGAGCCCTTCCACCTTAGTTTTCAGCGTGTCCCTTTCGGTGGTCAGTTTGGAGTTCGCAGTCTCAAGCTCTTTGTTTTTGGCTTGCAACGCCTCAAAATCGGCTTTGGGGACGTGGTTTTTGAGCCGTTCCCCTACGATCTTATTGACGTCTTCCTGAGTGAATTTCTTCTCGTCGTTCTCAGTCATGGGAAAGCACCCGCTAAGTCTCGCCGATATCGGACGGCGGCGACGTCTCCAGCAGCAGGCAGCGCCCGTTTAGCGTCCGGGGAGACGAGGATAGATTGCCTGAGCCGAAGATTCGATGGCGAGTTATTTATTGATTATGGTATATATAGTTTGTTATATCGCCCGGATCAGCCCGCCTCGTCGGGGCTCAGCGTGCATATATGCCGACACCCGATGTGGAACATGCCCGCCGCCCTAGCGTCCGCGAGAGTCGGGTAGCCCTTCGTCCTTCCGGTGAGGCTCACCGTCCGGTTTTCCCAGGGGACACATAGGGGGCAGGCCGCCAGATGGGCAGAGAAGACGACCAGATCGTACCCATGCTCAAGCAACCTGAGCCGTGTTCCTTCCCGGAAAGAATCCATCGTCGCCTGGTGGACGGCCATCTCGGTATACGTCCTCATCGACCACTGGCGGCCGAGCCGATCGACGAACCCAGTGATGCCGCGCTCGGCGAGCTTTTCTTTCATCACTTTGGCCGATTGTTGGACTGCCTCCGACCCCAGGACCGCGCCCTCGGCGGCTTCGAGCTGGACGGCCCGGAACACGTCATCCACCCGCCGGCCGATCACGCCGTCCATGTCGACCATTCGCGAATAGGTGGCTTCCGCCAGGGCGGACGCAGCCTGCTGGTGGACGGTCCCGAAGCCCGCCGAGAGATGGGTCGAGAAAGCCATATCATCGGCGTAGGCCACGCCTTCGCGATAGAGGTATGGGACCGACTTTTGGCACCACTCCCGGGAACCCGCCAACAGATCCGCCCTCGCCGTCTTGACGTTGGCCTGGAGCGCCTGGAGGTATTCGGGATCGCCGCCACTGAGGAGGGCCCGGTTGATCTGCTTTTCGATCCGGGCCTCGCCCCGTTCGTATAGCCGGATCAGGTTCTCGGCTTGGGCGTCGGTCAGCTGGAGGATCTGGTCTTCGGTCTTCACGAAACCTCACCCGGCGGGATCTCAAGAGCCAAAGGTTCCAGTTCCGGCCCGCTCGGAGCTTTCGCCGTGGCGTTGGCTTTGATCTCGTCCATGATCCGATCGCTATCCTCCTGGGATAGCCCGAGCTCACGATGGGCCTGTTGTGGGGAGTAGATCCCGGCCCGGCACAATATTTCGAGCCGCTGAGCCGTCTCGGTCGGATCGGTGGCGAGCGACAGCTCCCAGTTCATTTGGATGTCCTCGGCCGCGATCGGCGGGAGCCCCGACGCCGGGGTCGCCAGCCGACCCGCTGCTTCCAGGACAGCGGGGATTACATCCCAGAACGCCGCCCGGAACCGTCTGAGGTGGTCCATCGTGGGCGTCAGCTCCAGCATCAGGGCCCGACCGCTGGCGACATTTGCGGAATCGATACCAGACACCATCGCGGCCGATAGCTCCGTCACGTTCACAAACGCAATCAGGAGATCGGTGAGCTCCTGGGAGATGTGAGGCGACGAATCCAGGGGAGCAGCGACGAACGCCACGGCCCGGGAGGCGTCCGTCTCGTCTCCCCAGACTAGGAGAGGCTTTTCGAGGTCCGTTTTGGTCCGGTCGGTGTAGGGGTCACTCTTGATGCACTCCCTAGAGACCACTGTTACGGGCTTGGAGTGGCCCGAATGATTATAGCGCCGCTGGCTGAGTGCCATCTCCAGTGCCTCGACGATCGAGAGAGCCTCCGGCGAGAACGATGCGTCTGGGATGCCATATGCCTGGTCGGTGGTCCGGGAGTTCCAGACTGGGAACACGCACCATCCTGGCACCGGCTGGCTATCGTTCCCATCGAGATCGTAGCCCTCGAAAAGGTTCGCCTTCGCGGCGAGGTCACGTCTCACCAGTTTCCCGGCTTCGCTGATCTGATACAACCGATACTCTATGGTCGTCTCCGAGTGGATTTCGATTTTCATCCAGGCGGATTCTGAGCCGCTATCAGATTTTTCGGTCCATTGCGTGAACAGTACGTGGTACCTGAACTCGCGGTCGTCGTCGGGCCAACACACCGGGATCCAGCAATCGGGCCTCACCGCCCGGATTTTCACTGCCTCCCCGGATCGCGAAACCTTCAGGACGCCGACGCCGCACCGGCACCAATCAACACCGGCCTCTTCCAGAGTTAGGGGGAACCGATCGCGCGTCATCCAAGCCTTGAACCTGGCGTTCATGGTTTCCGAGGCCACCGACAGCTCCAGCTCGGGGAGTGCGCCGTTCAGGACTACCCCGACCGCCTTCTCTGGGAGGGGGACCCTGATGTGGAGCTTTTTCGGCCGGACTTCGACGTCTTTGTCCATCCAGTTCTTCATGACGAGAAACGAGCCCCGTCCCCCATTGAAAATGTCAATGTTGGCCGTCATCCTAGCGATCCGCTCGGCTTCGCCGATCGGAGGCCACGGCTTGCCTTCGTCCAGAAACGAAAGATCAGTTAGCATCATTCGTCCCGCTCCCTCCGGAGCTGGTCGTTTTCCGCCGCCCGCCTGGCGATCGCCACCCGGCAATCATCACAGATCGGTTGATTTTCGATGACGACACGACGAATAACCCCGCCTTCGAGGCTCTCCAGGGCGACCCGCTCCATCACGGGGGCGCGCGCGCCGCAACACATGCAGATCATTATCTCATCCTCCTAATCATATAACGGCAGCCATATCTTAATGCGTCTGGAAAATGGCTTCCGTCGTGTAGTGGCTTCTCCTCTTTACTATTCTCATCCCAACGATAATTATTGATGTATTTAATGGCGTTCGGGCAATCCGACGAGATCTTGAGCCATCCCTGGCTGAGCATCGTCGCCACGTCGAGGATGCCGTCTTTCACGCTGTTGTCGGCCCCCCGGATGTTCTCCACTTCGGCCCGCCCTGACCTCCTGCATTCGGTGATGAACGCCGCAGCTGACGGATCGCAGAGGATATCGGGGTATATCGGATGCCCCTTCCATCTGCATAATTTTACCAAGTCCTCTATATACTCCGTAGGGGCTTTCTGGCGGCCTCGGTGCTCCTTCGGGTCATAGTAGTACTCCCCGACCAAAAACCACGACCTGAGGGCATTCTGAGAAGGATTTTGTGCCAGGCCGTACAAACCTGCCGCGAAAGCGTCGGAAGTGCCGTAGTCGATGGAGACGACCCAGTCCAGGAACGCGCGGGGGCAGTCTCGGGCGTCCACCACGTAGCCGGCACCAACGTCGGGCCTGAAGAAGTCCCAGATCCGGCCCTCGGCGACGGTCCTCTGGCCGAGGATGTAGCGATCGTACCAGACCGACCCCTCAGGGAACATCCGCTTATACCGCTCCCTCGTCTCCTCAGAGAGAGAGGGGTTGTCGTCCATGGTGAAATGCAGATAGAAGACGTCCTTAGGGTCGAATTTGTCCAGCCAATCGACGTAAAACGGCTCATCTGGCCCCTCGGGGTTGAGGGATATCCAGATCTTCGCCCCGTCAATCGAAAGTCGCGCTATGCCCTGCTGAAGGAAGCTGATGGGCATTAGAATAGCTTCGTCGAAGAAGATCCCAGCCAGCGTGGCCCCTTGGATGAGATCCTGGGAGCGCTCGTCTTTTCCGCCGAAGATCCAAAAGACATTCTTGTGCCCTAACCATTCGATTTCGAGGAAGTTCTCGTTCGATGAGCGGTGATCGTTCACGATCGCCCCTCGGGCGAGTAGCATCCTCTTGAGCGGTCGAATGATATTACGCCGGGCGCTGCCTATCGTTTTTCCGCAAAACGCAAACTCGTAATCGTCAAATTCGGACTGAGCCCAACAGGTAAAAGAGAAGCTTCCGGTAAGCGTTTTGCCGCTCCGGACCGCCCCCTCCATGCAGATGATCGGCTTATGGCTGACTGGCGATTCTGGGAGCCACCAGGACATGACCTTATAGCCCTTCTCGCTGAAGGTAGGCGACCACCGGAAGGCGGCTTTAGCTTCCATCGGTGGCCTCCTCGCCCCAGTCCAGGACTTCGGCCACGCCCCGGAGGGCCGATATCAGCCCGTCGTCGGGCCGGTTCCCCTCGCCTCCCTGTGGCACCAGCATCTTGAGGGCATCGAGCTCGGCCCTCTTCGCCGAGACTGCCGGGCCGTACTTCTCCTTGCTCCTGGCCTCGTCGGAAATGTCGGCGAGATCTTTCGCAACTCCCATAATTCTGTCTTGAATTTCTGATGCAGTGGCGATCAATCCAGCGGCTCGCCCGGCCTCGACGGCATCGCGCATACACCCGTTTTTGTGGCGGTTGATAGCGCCTAAGCTTGTTCCGAATTGTTCCACGATGTTCCGGAACGGCTCTTCTCGTAAGATAGCTGCTTCAATTTCTTCACGCTGTTTGTGATTGCAAATGGTGCATTTCGGGGGCAAATCAAGCCACCTCGAAATCTCCCATTCTCTCCTTACAAGGGAGGCGTTCTAGCCGTTGAATTATGCTGGCAGAATAAAAACAGCCTTCGCTCATTATGCGCTTATCTTATCTTCTCCAATGTATAAAAACTTATCCTTCGACGGGGAGAGAGGGGCGAAAGACCCCGGTCTTTAATGCCCCGGCCAATAGGCCACCGGCCTCCGGCCGCCGCGCCCGGGCTTCTTGATGCCGTGGACCTTGCCCCGCCAGTATTGGACCGCCTTGGCATAGCACCCGTTGCCGACGATGTCGGCTATCTCCTGGTCTGTCAGGCCCTCGGCGACTCGGGCCGCCACCCACCGGCGGTCCGTCAGGAGGGGGTATTTCACCCGCCTCGGATATTCTCCGGATGGCATCTCTTGGACGAAGCTCATCACACCCACTTCGCCAGCATCGGGCCGATCAGGAGGAGGCCCGGCTCGGCCCCCAGCCTTGCCGCCAAGGGCACCCCGCGAGCTCGCACAAAGCTTTCGTCGCCCTGGTCCATCCCCCGCCGCCCCCGGAGCATCCAGGCCCTCTGAAGGGCTGTAATCTCGTCCTCGGTGACGGGGAGGCGGGAGAAGTCCACCCGGCAGGAGCCGCCTTCGCAGGCGGCGCCGAAATCCGAGAGGGTGGTCATCTCCTCGCCCCCCTCTTTCGCTCGTCCCTCTCGGCCTGGGGCTCGCCGTATTCGATCGAGTGGACCCGGCAGTACCGGGACCATGCCATCCTCGGCGCCCGGCATCCTTCAATGATGCACTTGCTTGCCGTGTCGATCCGGGGCCTCATTTCTTCCATCTCGTCACCTCACAAAATCCATCGCTTCCATCTTCTTTTGCCAGAGCCAATCGGGGATCTCGATCGTCCCGCCTTCCAGCTTAATCTGGCTTTTTGGGAGCCAATAGCCGATTTTCTTGACGTCCATCCCGTCGGCTACATGGACGACCTCCAGCAGCAGCCCCTTCTCGGTCTCGGCTCCGATCCGGTGAGTCGTCGATACCCGGACGCCTTCCAGGTTGATCGACGCCTTCTCAGTCAGTTGGAATATCACCATTTAGAGCCTCCGCGAAGATGCGCCAGTTTATGCCGCGCCGCCAGACCACTCCCGTTTGGGAACCGTTCCGGACCTTCTGGATTATGCCATCCTCCTTGAGCCGGATGGTATCCCGGCCCCGGGGCGGGTGATTGAGATCCCGCATCCGAAACTCGCCAACGGGCATTTCGAGGACCGCCAAATCAAGTCCCCTCTCTTTCAGTACCTCGGCGTGACGCCGGGCCATCGCCGGATTTCTGTATATTCCACCAGGTCGTGACATATCTCCCTCTCTTTCACATATTTTTAGGCTATAATAATCCAAAACGTAGTAAGATCTTACTTTTACTTACCCTCGATTGTAAAGCGCGGACATGTAAACATCTTACTTATTCTCTTTTCGCTCTGTATCTATCCTCCTTCCTCCAACTAACCACCTATCCAAAAACACCCGAAATCACGAGCATTTTGTAGTTAGCTGGAACCCCTTTAGTAAAGGATCGCTCAAAAGTAAAAGTAAGATCTTACAACTTATTCACCAATCTACACCCTCCGATCCTTGCCAAAGTGGAACCTTTGCCCTCGCCAATTCGACGAGATGGTCCCGATAATCCTGAGTAATTCGAACTTGCTTTCCGTTGCCCCGACCCCGCGCCGATTCGATAATGTACTTATCGGGCTGAGCCAAAAGCGATTTGGCAAAATGTGTCATGTTCTGGCGACGATTCTTGCCCATATCGAGAAGCTTTCCCGCGTCCTCGAACGATATCGCCCTTGGGAATCGTTCAAGAAGAAGAGAATCGATTTTCGACAGTCGGCTTTTGGCGATAGCAGAGTTGGATGGCCGAAGGGTTTCTGTCTCAAGCCGAGATAGCCTTTTCCGGTCTAGCGCTCGTTCCAGCGCCACCTCTTCCCGGAGAGCATCTATCTCGGCTTGCATTGTCCTTCTCATTTCTTCCATATCCGACTTAAGGCTTTCGATGGCGGCCCGTATAACGTCATCAGATTCGCCCAAAACGACCGCCTCTTCACGCGCCCCCGTCCCTCATCGCTTCGGCGAGATCCAGCACCCGCCCGAGGCAATCGTTCATCGTCGCTGAAGCGTCGCCGAAAGAGGCCAACCGCTTCTTATTTTCCTCCGACACTCTAATCAACGGCTTTTCCATGCCCTTAACATGGTATCGTAAGTATAAGTAGTTAACGACACAAAAAGAATGTGACCGGAAATGTGTCCGCCTGATTCGCGCCACAATTATCGCGCCATGTGGCAACGCATGTTCCCTGCTATTGCCAATTGCAAGCGGGAGACGATCAGCAAAAGCCATACGATCTATCGGCTCGTGGCAACGCATGTTCCCTGCTATTGCCAATTGCAAGAGCACGCGGCTTTGCAATCTGATGCAATTAGCGTGCAGGTTTGGTGCTTCCTGCTTCATCGTCCCTCTTTTGAGGGCATCTCCACAGGCTCTTCGGACCTACCCGGCCCTGAGACGCTCTAAAGCGTCATGGATCTTTATATGGCGTTGGTATGGAGGCGGTTGATCCCCGCCTCCCTGATATTAACCGCCGCGTTTATGTCGCGGTCGTGATGGGCCCCGCACTGAGGGCAATCCCATTCTCTGACGGATAACGGCATATCTCCATTCTTAAAGCCGCATGAACTGCATTGTTTTGATGTCGGTTCCCATCGGTCTATTTTGACGAACGTCTTACCAGCCCACGTTGCTTTGTACTCAAGCTGCCTAGAGAACTCTGACCAAGCAGCGTCAGATATCGATTTTGCCAGGTGGTGGTTTTTGACCATGCCTCTGACGTTCAAATCTTCAACGGCGATTAGATCGTTCTCATCGACCAATCGTCTTGATAACTTGTGCTGGAAGTCGCGACGCTGGTTGGCGATCTTCTCATGGCATAGTGCCACCTTTCGCATCGCTTTTTTCCAGTTTTGCGAGCCCTTTTGCTTTCGCGATGCTCTCCTCTGGAGGACGGCGAGCCGCTTTTCGGATTCTCTGAAAGGAGATATCCCGTCGATCTTCTCGCCTCCGGAGGTCGTTACGAAGGTGTTTAGCCCAACGTCCAACCCGATCGTATTTCGGATTGGTTTTGGCAGGGGCAACTCTCGCCCGTCTTCGACTTGGAACGATATGTAATACTTCCCGCTCTTGGTTTTCGAGACAGTAGTCGTCTTGATCGTTCCGTCGATTCGGCGGTGGAGCCGCACATCCATAGGTCCGAGCGCCTTATGCAACGTAACCAAGCCAGTAACTTCATCAAGCCGAACGTTTTCGCCCTGGAACTGAAACGATTGATTGCCTTTCCGAGATTTGAAAGCCGGATATCCCGGGGTCTCACCATTTTTGACCCGCCGAAAGAAGTTTTTATAGGCGGCGTCAAGATTGCGAAGGGCATATCTGAGGGGTTTATTTGGAACCTCCGTAAGCCACGGCTTTTCTTTTTGAACCGTATGGGTAAGCTCTGAAGATAGTTCCTTTAGCCCACATGCTTTCGGATATCCTTCTTTGGATTTGTCTTTCAGGCCCCAAAAACGCATTTGGGCGACCATCTCCATGTCACAAGTTTTGAGGTCGCCGCCCCAGCTATATCTCATCGTCTCGATCATGTCCCAGTTACCCGATCTAGCATCGAGCCCCCAGTTATAGACGAATCTGACCGATCCAAAGATCTGATCCATGTATCGTATCTGATCCCCGGTTGGATACAGCCGGAACTTGTAGGCTTTTAGGACCACGATCTCCTATTGACCGGCATATCATATATATGTTTCGGTGACGTTCTGCCAATAGATTTATATGTTATGCAATACAATAGTACATCCATGACGCAGGATGACCGCGTTTCAAGAGCTACAATAACGTTCAACGAGGACACGCTCACGCGGTTACAGGTTTGGATCGCCTCTCGGAAAATGGGACTGAGGCGACAGAGCGAAGTAGTAGACCGGGCCGTAATTGAGTACTTAGAACGAAATGGTGGATAATGTCCGAGAAGTAAGTTTGTGATCGGCCCCGCAAACCATGACCTCCAGGGCCGATCTGTCAACTACCCCTCCCTTCAGGGAGGGGTAGTTGACTCGAATGAGTCACCGCGCATTCATGGCGCGAAGTCCTCCAGTGTCGCCGGGGGCCTCTCCTGTCGGGCCTCGCCCCCCCACAAGACGGCCCGCGACTCGGAGTCGCTGATCTCCTGGAGGCGAGATACCAGGGCGTCGGCTCCGGGGGGCATGTTTGAGGCTCCGCGCGCCATCTATATATACTATACGTACGTATGTATGTATTGGAGGAGAACTATGATGGAACAAATAGTGATCGAATTGAACAGGCCAAGAGGCAGCATCAAGACCGCGATAGTGATTTTTGAAGAGAGAGATGGGGGATTTTGGGCTGAGATCATCTACCCGAGAGGGCCATATTCGGAGATTCAAACAGCAGCGAAAGGGTCAGTCGATGTAGACTGCCTCTTTCAGTGGGACGAAGAGAACGGGCCGAGGAACCGCGATGCTGGGACGGCAACCCACCGCGAGCCCATCTCAGATATAGAATCCTGGGAACAATGGCTAGTCGAGTATGTCTCTGGGATGGATCCCAGGGACGCACACCGGGCATATAGGGAGGTCTTGGGGGCATTCTAATCGCCCCCCTGAGCCCCCATTTTCGAGGAGATGAGAGAAGATGGACAAATGGGTACATGGGAGTGAGGCGCTGCCCGACGGAGACCCTCTCGTCCGCTCGGAAATCATGATCCGAGCATCTCAGCGGCGGCGAAGCAAAGCCGCCGGGATCAACCTGTCCCAACAGGTCCGGGAATGGATCGATCGCGACTTCCCGGACTAATTCTTTTTTCTAGTGTCTCCGGGGGCCGTTCCGCCGCAGCCAGTCTAGCCTCGGCGATCTCGACGTACTCAGGCTCAAGCTCGATGCCGATGTACCGGAAGCCCTCTTCTTTCGCCGCCACCAGGGTTGTACCCGATCCGGCGAAGGGGTCCAGGACCGTCCCGCCTGGGGGGGTGACGAGCCGGACTAGGTAGCGCATCAGCTTGAGGGGCTTGACCGTGGGGTGGTGGTTTTGGCGATGGGTTTTGCCTCGGAGATATGGGTTGTCAATCGGGGTGTTTCGTCCATCGTCTGTGATCCGATCTGGCATCCCCTCCAGCCCCCGGTTCCGTTCGGCCCGGCTCGCCTTCGCTACATATACGATCGGGTCCGGGTCTATCTGGAGGAAGAAGCGGGCGGCGGTGCCTTCACTGGCTTCAAACGAACCCGTTTTAAAATCGCTTGTTTGCTTCCATCCACCATTATTTTTATATGGTTTTACTTTTCCGCTCTTCAGGTGCCCCGATTGCTCCGCTATGAGCCGTACCGCGCATCCTTCGACACAATCCCAGTCGGCGACGGTCTCCTCCGGGCCGTATTCTCGGCCCGTTCCGAGTTCGTAATTATCGTCTCTATCACATCCGAACCCTGGACACCCAGCCGCCTTCTGGACGCCCCGAACCCTCTTCTCCCCTCGCCGACCGCACCCCGGCGCGTGGCCGAGGATGAGGTTCGCAGGCCAGCGGCCAGAAGGGTTCTGGACGAACTCCGACCGATTCGTGTCTTTATATCCGCTTGGATATGTTCTGTTTTTTTGAACATGCCGGCCAGACGAAAGGATATCTCCCGTCCCTATCCGGCACCCGTCCACATTCACCGCGCCGCAACCCCACCGGAGGACGTTCGCCGCAACCGTCTTCTCTGATAACGGTTTGCGAGCCATCACGATCGGTTCATGGGCGGGCTTAAGAGCGGTCCCCCACCCGTCCCATTGGCGGGCGGCATCGGTGGCGGGGGCGGTGATCGGTGGATTATAATCACCTTTCATTATCTGAGAGTCTCCACCGCCGTGGCGAGTAGGTTCCCCGATTACCTTCCGCTCGGCCCCAGCCGCCCGGTCGATCGCCTTCGACACGTCCAGACTTTTCGGGAATCCTGATCCATATACCCAAGAGATACAGTCCCTGATCTCGAGTCCCGCGTCCTCGATCGCGCAAGCCAGCCGATGATAAGTTCTGCTGCCCCCAAACGCCAGCAGATAGCCGCCGGGCTTCAGGACGCGCCACGCCTGCCTCCAGACCTCCTGATCGTAGGCTATCCCTGACCCATCCCATTTCTTTCCCATGAACCCCAGCTCATAAGGCGGATCACAGACGATCGCGTCGATAGAGTTCTCCTCCATTTCGGCCATCCGTTCACGGCAATCTCCCTGTAATATCATTCGAAGTCCTCCAGTGTCGCCGGGGCCTCGAAGCTAAACAGGCTTTCCTGTTCATGATTCTTAAGCCCGGTGTCCACATCGCCGTATATCGATTTGATATTTTTGGGATCACCCTTATAAAATACCAGAACGTTCTGGTGAGTCTTCCCAAGCTTCCGGTATCCCTGAAACTGCTTATTTACCCGGATAGGGAGCGACCTCGCCGACGTTATCAGGACGGCCTCATTATAAAGGATCGCCCCGGCGTCCTGGAAGGCTTCGATGGTATCCCCCACGAAGTTACGATAGAAGCCCCGCCGATCCCGGATATTCCCGACGACAAAGCAGGCGAATCGATCCGGCTTCAGCATCCCCACCGACGCCGCGACGATGCCCCGATAGGTCTTGAGGAAGCCCTCATAATCCATGGTGGATAAGTCGCGGGGGTCGTCTGAGTATCTTTCGAGGTCGAAATATGG